AATACAACTGCTTGATTTGATACTCCGTTCAGTTGTGCTTGTATCCCTTCTAATAAAGTAGAATTTCTTGCAGCTAAGGCATTTCCAATTCCATTATTATTCTGCAACCATCTGCCAAAAACAGGATCAGTTTCACTAGTTCTAAAGAGACTAGAAGGTACAGTATTTCTTACTGCTCTTATGCCCCCTGATAGTGGTGATCTAATAATTTCAGCCATTTTGTTGCTGTGCCTTTAAGTTTTCTTCCTCAATATAATTTTGTAAGAGAGCAAGATAAATTTCTCTCTCCCATGGAATCATATTTTCTAACTCTGTTAAGCTATATTTATGATGTTGCATTAAAGCAAAATTAATTTGATAGTATGACGCAAGATCTTCATGCGACATACTTAGTTGAAAAAATTTGCCAAACCCTCAAGTACAACTTCATTTTCAACATTTGTTTTTGGATTTGTTACTTTGATTGCATGAGAAAGTTTTGGCATTGTCTCAAAGAATTTTTCAACTTCTTTGAATTGCTTTGAATTGAACTGCTCAATAAATTCACTTAATTCTTTTTCAGTACAATCTGCAGAAGCCCATGATTCTTCTTCAGAATATATTTGATCAATACAAGATGAAATTAAATTAAAGGTTTCATTGACATCCACATCTTCACCAGTAAAATTGGATTTTACAAATTCTTCCATCGAAGGATATTTCATTCTAACAGTGTATTGGTCATCTAGTTTAATATCGGTAGTATGTCCTTCAGGAAATTCAACTTCAATATTATCAACACGAATAGTTGCAGGAACTTGAGTCTCACCATCATCAGGACAAGTTACCATAACTTCTAGTTCTTCACCAACAGACTTACCACGAATATTTAAGAATAGATATTCAATATCAAAAGTGGCAAGTTTTTCTATTTTAATACCTCTTGTTAAAATACACGCAGAAAGAACATCTTTAATTGCGTTCGCAACTTGAACATTGTCCTGACTCTCCATGGCAAGGATTAAAATCTTTTCTTCCTTAACCAAGAATGGTCTATACTTGATTTTCTTTTTAGATGATGGAATTACCAACTCATATGTGGGAGTCGAAATCTTTGGTAAAGGCATAATATGCTCAATTCAGTAAAATTATTTATAGGGGTTTTATTAATTTTTTTGAGAATCACCTATGATAGTACCGTATCCAAAAGTTTTTCCAGATAATGATTGGGTAAGACCAGTACTAAATTGAGTTCCTTCTTTGAAATTTAAAATATTTCCAAAAGAACCCAAACTGTTTTGTGGATCATAATAGTTAGTATCGCCATTATACATAGCACTCGTGCGATCAAGCATACCTTGCGTTGTGTTGTACCCCGGATCATTACCAGCAAATCTACTGAAAGATCCTGTTTTATTCTGATCAGTATTTCTTGCTTTAGATATTGATGATAACTCACCACAAACATATCTTTCAAAGGCGAAAGAACATGTTGCTTTCAATACTTCAGAATTTTGATAAGTAACTCTAGTAGAATTTAATGCAATTGGAAATAAACCAACAAAATTATACTCCAGATATTGCCTATAATTTTTTTCAAATTTAATTATTTTTGTTGAATTTGAGCGATATGCTGCAGGATAATTGAATTGAAAACGATAAGCAAGTTCCGTTGGATCTGCACTTGATCCTCTACTAATATATTCCATCCAATGCTCTAAGAATTTTATTGATCGATATTGATCATCAACATAAAATTCTAAAGAAATTCTTGTAAAATTTCTAGTATGTGGAATAGTTTCAACTACACCTTGAAATTCACCAGTAACAAGAGTGTTTGCAAAAGTTGATCCAGGCAAAACTGCTGCACTACAAAGAAGACCAACATCACCTAAATGAAATCTATCATCTACGCCTTTTGCTCTTAAAAATTCTTTTAATCCACCAGATCCGGATGATGTTGATGGTGGAAGACCAAACTGTACCAAATAGTGAGAAGTTTGTGCTACATTCTGCACTGTAGGCATCATTTGGTCAATACTCTTAGGAATTGGTGCTGGCACTCTAAATAGTCCTATATATCATTTCTATTTAGATGGGATCTTATAAAGGAAAATATTATCCAACTCATCCAGAAAAATATAAGGGAGATCCAACTGGAATTGTTTATAGGTCATTGTGGGAACGAAAGTTTATGGTCTATTGTGACAAAAATACTAATGTCTTAGAGTGGGCAAGTGAAGAAATTGCTATACCATATCGATCACCAGTGGATAATAAAGTTCATAGGTATTTTCCAGACTTTTACATGAAGGTAAAAGAAACAGGTGGGCAAGTGAAAAGATACATCATAGAAGTAAAACCTCTTAAGCAAACCACACCACCTAAAAAACCCAAATCTCAAACTAAAGCATACATTCGTGAGGCATATGAGTATGCTAAAAATCAGGCAAAATGGAAAGTTGCTAGAGAATACTGTAAAGATCGTATGTGGGAATTTAAAGTAGTTACAGAAAAAGAATTAGGTATCAAATGAATAGAGTTTCAGACATCAGAAAAAATCTAATTGGAACAGAAGATGCTGATGATTTGATGCAGAAACTAATTGAAGTGCTAACTGAAAGCGGTAAAGTTCCCACAGACGGGAAAATCTATATTTTTCTATACAAACCAAAAACACCAAATATTCGATATGATCAACATCCACTTGTAGCTGTTACTGATATACTTCCATGGGGTTTTCGTGGAATTAATTTTCATTGGAATGATTTTCGCCAATATACATGGAATGAAATCATTGGTGGATTATATGAAGTTACTGATGAAGAGTTAAATGATCTTGACAGTATACCATTTGCACATTTTCGTATAAATAGCTAAAAATTATCTCTGATGTCTGATAATTCTTCAGGTACTTCCAAAAATTTAGAAACCGTAGGCAATCTTGGTTCGTTTAATTACAACCTGGATATAGATTTGAGTAAAACTGGTTATGGTAATCGTTTTGAAAAATATGGACCAGACTTTTATTTGCAATATCCACTACAAAGATCAAGTAATAGTGGAGAAGATAGTTTTCTGATAAGGTGTGTAAAATATAAACCCCCACTTTTATCCCAAAAAGTGCGCGATGTGACAGATTATGAAGTAACATATTCTGATCAGGGTACACTTGATAAATCAGATGACGTTGAAGTCAAGAGAGAGAAGATTGGAGAAAGACAAGAATTCGGTTTAGATATTGGATCAAGTACTGGAGGATTATACAATCAACATGGAAGTGGATATAACGGATCAACTTTTTCAACAGATACACAATTTTATGTAGAATTACCAATTCCAAAAAGCGTTAGAGATTCTAATGGTTGTGAATGGTCTGGTAGCAGTATGAATGCTCTTACTCTAGCTGGTGTTAATCTTGCATCTAATGTGATGGAAGCACCACAAGAACAGATACAACAATTAATTAACAATGGTATTACAGATACTGTTAATACCGTATTTGGGAATATGGGTACTGATTACGGTTCGGTAACGGCGGCTATAAAAGGAATCCTTTCTGGATTGGCGGTAAATCAATTAGGTGCAAATGTAACACCCAATGAAATATTGGCAAGAAGTACTGGACAAATTCTAAATTCAAATAAAGAGTTATTATTCAGTGGTCCAAAACTTAGAGAATTTGGTTTTCAGTTTACCTTCACTCCAAGAGATGCTACAGAATCCGAAAGAGCAAGAAAAATTATAAGAAAAATGAAAAAAGCAATGTCTCCTGGAATAGGGGAAAGTTACGCAGAGGGTGGAAACCAGAACAGTTTATTTCTAAACTCACCTCATCTTTTCTTATTAAGATATTTGAAAGGTGGTGAAGATCATCCATTTTTAAATTCTTTTAAACCATGTGCATTAAAAGAATTTTCTGTTGATTATTCTGCAACTGGTGCATATGCATCTTATGGTGATGGAACACCTGTTCATATGTCTGTTACTATGAGATTCCAAGAAACCAATCCAATATATGCAGAAGATTATGATAATCCTAATCTAAGTGGAGTCGGATACTGATGGGATACTTAAGACAATTACCAAACATTAGGTACGAATCTTTTCTACCAGATAAAAATTCATCTAAAGAATTTATTTTAATTAAAAACTTATTTCGTAAAAATAAACTATTAGATTCTATAAAAACAGAAACTACTATTTTTGATGCTTTCCTCATCGCAGATGGAGCAAGACCAGATACTGTTGCTGAGGATATCTACGGTAGTCCAGATTATGATTTTGTTGTGATCATCAGTTCCGGTATAACACATATAAAAGATGAGTGGCCTCTTTCATCTAAAGAGTTATACGAACACGTTGTGACAAAATATGGTCTTGAAAATATAAATGCCGTTCATCATCATGAAACAACAGAAGTACGTGATACAAATAAGAGATTGATTTTACCCGCTGGAAAAGTGGTAGAACATGATCCCGCTAATGGATCTCCTTTTCAAATATCTGGTCCAGGAGCATTGTTTGGCAGTTCCGCCAATATTTGGTATAGTCCTACTGGAGAATCTTACACTGGCGAATTGATATCCCCAGTTACTAGTGTCAGTAACTTTGAATACGAAACTAAAATAAATGAAGAAAAGAGAGAGATACATCCACTAAAAAGACAGTATCTCCAACTATTTCTAACAAATCACAGAGAAATCATGACATACAATAGAAATAGTCAATATCTATCTGATAA